TATGCTCAGGCACACTTATCCCATAAGCATCTTGCGCTTCCCATCCTCTCCAAAAATAAATTATTATATCAGGGTATTTTTTTTATACCTCTCCACATCTTTACGATTTAACGTAATCGTATATAATGGAGACATATTAAATTTTTTCTCTGCCATAAAGAAAGGTAAAGTCTGAGTTTTAAGATCAGATATTTTACCATTCATAATTATATCAGGAGCATAAGGATTTGTTTTCTTCTCAGGATTTATCTCAGCATCTATCTCATAGTGCTGACAAACTTGTACAAACTTATCTTCATACTTTTCACCTAATCTGTAGTACGCAAATCTATCTTGATTGTTAATGGGTTTCTGCCCAGTTGTTTCCGACTTTGTATTCTCCATCAAGCTCGCATCTAAAGTTAAAGAAATCTTTGGTGGCTTGAATGGATTGAACTGCTTGCTGTCCAACATATTCTGCTATGTCCTCTTTCACCTGCAGTTGCATTTCATCATGTATGTGAGCCACCATGTTACAATCTAAATTTTCTTGTTTAATTTTTTCATGTAAAAATATTGTAGCTTGTTTCACTATTAATGCTCCCGCCGATTGTATTAATGTGTTAAGTGCCGAGTGTGGAGATCTTATAGTTAAGACTCTCCCATCTATCCCCCTCAAAAATCCTTTCGCTTCTACTGTGTGTAGTACATCTCTCCTGAGTCTTGCGATTGCAGGAGTATTTTTTAAAAACTTTTCTTTTACTGCTTTAGCTTCTTTAACTGTGCCTCCAGTGATTTCAGCAATCCTCCTATCACCAGCGCCATATAGAAAAGCATAGATGAAAGTCTTTGCGAGATTGCGTGTAGCAAGACCTGCAGACTTTTGATTGTATGTATGTATATCACCTTTAACAACTTCATTTGCATATTCTCCATCATCATACTTAGATAAGAAGTGAGCTAGTACTCGTAATTCGAGACCGCTTACGTCAACTCCGCATAGCTTATACCCATCAGGTACATAAAATAATTCTCTACATTGTTTGCCATAAGGCACAGACACTGATGGTACTTGTGCAACATTAGGGTACATGTGCGTGCATCTACCTGTTACTGCTCCATTCGTAATTACAGAGCCATGTAGCTTACCTTGTCTTTCTAGTTTTAACCATGCAACATTACCCTCTGCAAGTTGTCCTAATCTTTTAGTTATCATTAAATATTCTGCTAAAAGTTTTGCTTCAGGATAATCTAATTCTTTTAATACACTTTCATCTACTGCAGGCTTACCATCAGGAGTAAACTTTTTAGGCTTCCATCCTTTTAATGTAATTAATCTATCAGCAATGTGATCTCTGCTTGCAGGATTAAACTGCATAGTCTTAAATTTTTTTACAGGTACTCCTGCTTTGTAACCTAATGTTTTGTTATCTCTTTTTGGAATAAAATCTGGCAGCTCTTTTTCCCAGTCTGCAAAAACCTCACGCAAGTCACCCTCTAGTTCTAATCTTCTTTGTGCTAGATGTGAATTTAACTTTTGTGCTTTCTTTACATCGAAGTAAAAACCATGCTTCTCTTGTTCCCATATTGCTTCTGCAAATTTATGTTCAAGCTCAATAGATTTATTAGAATATTTTTTATCTAAAATCTTTTGATATAGTTTTGCAGTTACTTCTACATCTCTTGCACAGTATGTAGTCATTTCTTCTGACCACTCTTTCCAATCTGTTTCTTCTGCAAAGTCTCCTTTTAATAATCCTAATCTATAACCCCATGCTTTTAATGAATGTTTACCAATTAGTTTTGTAGGAAAGTTTGTATGTTTATGAAACTTAAAGTCTCTATCTTTTATGTCAGACCAAATCAGCCTGCTAGCAACAAGTGTATCAAATATCCCAACAGGATTAAAGTCAGGAAAAATTTTCTGAATGGCAGGAATATCAAAAGAAATAACATTGTGACCAATAATAAGCTCAGCATTTTTTAAATTATCTACAGCCTCCAAGATTTCATCACCGACTGGTCTGTACTTTATTGTTTCACCAGTCTCTAAATATTTAATAACAATAGTGTGAATACAGTTTAGATCATCAAGTAATCCATTAGTCTCAATATCAAAGACTAACTTCATAATGACCTCCTTTAGGTATTATTTTGTAAAATTATTAAAAAAAAGAATCTCATATTTGCTCACCAGAGCGTTTGTAGCACTTGCCCAGTATGATTAGACCTAGTGAATTAGCGATACTTTTATACGTTTTGCTTGTGGTACAGTTTTTGCTAAATCGTTTATTGCTGTTTCAATAATAGCTTTACTCATTGCATTTGATGCAACAAGTAATGGGAAAACATTATCGTACTGTATTGTTTTACCAACAGCAGATAATATTGTTCTATAAACTTTAAATGTTTCTGCTTGCTCTGCTGTGTTTGACATTAAGAAGTCTTCATCATTAGATAAATATTCTTGTAGCCACTCATCCAGTGTTTGCTTGTCTATCATTGTCCTCCTCAAAAAGATTATCACAGTCTAAAAGTCTGCCTGTATCTTTGTTGTAAGATAAGATTGATGCTACGCCACAGTCACCAGTAAATCTATTTTTCAAAACTCTTACTGTAACGTAATTACTATTCTCATTGTCTTGGATATTACGTTCAATACCAATACAAATATCTGATAGCTGTGCAATGGCATGACTACCTCGTAGTTGTGAAAGAGAAGTTGTTACTCCCTCCTCATGTCCTTTGTTACCATCAGGTCTTTTTAAATGTGAAACTAAAATTAATCCTATATTTAATTCTTCTACTAATGACCTCAGTGCTGTCATTGTATTATCTATTGTTCTTCTTTCGTCTATGTTTTCTAAACCTGATACAACGATTGATAGATGATCTAAGATTACCCATCTACAACCACAACCTCTAACAAGATAACGAATACGATTTATTAAATTGTCAGACTCTAAGCTTCCCCAATGATCATAGAACATAGCTTTGCTACTAATAGCTTCCCATGCTTTTCTTAATTTATCTTCAGGTATTTCTTTTCTTACATCTTCTAAGTGTATTGGTTTATTTAATTCTAAAGAAACTAAACCTCTTATAGATCTCTTTACATTTTCTTCTAATGCAATGTATGCAACAGGCTCATCATTTTTAATTAAGTGATATGCAATCTCTCTACATACTTGTGATTTACCTATGCCACTTCCTCCACAGAATACTACTATCTCACCAAGTCTTAGACCTGCTGTTTTAGTATTAAGTTGCTCAAAAGGATATTGGACAGTTGAGACATTATCTTCTTCTTTAAGTAACTCCCATGTATCTTCACCTAAAATAATTCCATCAGGTCTAAATACTGGAGCTTGCCATATTGCATCTATAACTTCACCACCTCTGCCAGCAACTAACATATCGTTAGCATCTTTCATTGGTAGCTTAGCTATCTTAGCTTTATTTGGTCTTAATAATGAGGCACACTTTTTTGCGGAGGAAAGACCGACCTCATCATTATCAAAGCAGAAGACAACAGTCTCAAACTTTTCTATCCATTCGATATTATTTTTAATATCTTTTTCTGCTCCAGCTACGCCAGAGTTTATCGAGACAACCGAATACTTGTTATTCCATAATTGTGAAATAGACATACAGTCAATCTCACCCTCTGTAATGACAAGCATCCGAGAGTCTCTACCAGAAGTCTGACCAAAGAGTTTCAGTTTCTCTTTGGTAGTTCCCACCCAAGAAAAATTCTTGTTTGGAAATCGTAAGTGCTGAGCTACAGCCAAATCATCTTTGTTAAAAAAAGTTGCAATGTGAACAGTACTTCCATTGTGAGTACCAACTTTATAATTAAAGTGTTTACAAGTTTCTTGTGTAATGTGTCTCTTGTTCAGTGCTTTTATCTCACCATCTATGAGACCAGAAATCTTTTTCTTAATTTGTTTTACTTCTCCATTTGCTTTTTCATAATAATCACAACCATCAGTAAAACAATGAGCATGCCCATCATCATACCTAGCTAAGTTGTTTTTACTTTTGCATTTCGGACAACTTTCCTTGCGTAGGTATTTGCTCTCTTGCTTTATTAGGTTTAGTGCCATTAGTTTCCTCCTTTAATTTTCTTAATTTATTTTCTAAACTTATTAATCTGCCATTGTATTCTGCGAGCATGTCACAAAGTGATGACACA